GCCCGCGATGTGGGTTTGCCTCGTGACCCCGAAGGGCGAGCATGAGGAACCTCATATCCGCGCCTGGACAACAAGCGCCGAGCGAGCAAAGCGTTTTGCCCAGCTTGAAGGGCTGGAAATGCGCCCGCTCTATGCATCCCCGATGCCATCGACTCAGGAGCGAACCGTCGACAGCCGTACCGACCGAGAAGGAGGCTGGAACGCGGAGCGCGGTCTATCGATCCCCTCCACGGAGGGCAAGTGACTATGCGGCGCTCCAAGCCCGACACCCGCCCCGACTGGCGCGACCCCAACATGCCTGTGCTTGTGCAGTCGAAGTCACAGGGCCAAATTTACATCGAGCCCGAACGCTGGCAGCGCGTAGCCAAAGCGCGTATGGACGTGGCAGGAGAACCTAACTGGCGTACCGACCCAACCTACAACCTCAGAAGGAAATCGAAGTAATGGCCGAAGAATCCTACTCCCGCATTGGCGGCATCGCCACGAAGGACGAGGCCTATCGCCTATTGATGCACCACGTCAGCGAAGCGCGCAACCAATGCCTCGTGATCTCACACTTGCACAACACCGAGGACGACAACCGCTCCAAGCTCCTCGCCAAGGGCTGGGCTGGCATGGAAGAAATGCTCGCCATGGTCCAAGAACAACTTCGGCAAATCGCAATGGCGAGGATGCAATGAAAACGCTCAGCGAATCCACAGAACCGGAAAACAGTATACTAACTGTTATAGAGAATTATAATGCTGACGTTCATATGGCTGTAAGTGACGGAATCAGTATGGACGAGATGATAGCCCTTGCAGGCGCTATTACTCAAGCCACGCTCAGAAACATTCCACAGGACATGCGACGACAGGCATGGGACATTATGATCCGAATCATGAACAAGAGATTTGAAGTAGGTGAATTATGAACATCCTTGACCTCCCAGTCCATACCGACGAAGTCCTCCGTCCGACAGCCGAACAGGACGCAATCCTAGCCGCTGACAAGGCTAGCGCCAGCAACATGATGATCAATGCTTACGCGGGCACTGGTAAGTCTGCAACCCTCAAACTCCTCGATAAGGCCCATCGCAAGGCCGAAGCCCGACTCTACCTCGTCTTCAACAAGCGCAACCAACTCGAAGCGGTCGCTGACCAGAAAGCTGGTGCCTTCCATGACCTCACCACCATCAAGACCTTCAACGGACTCGGCCACGGCATCTGGGCCAAGTCCATCGCGCACCCTATCGTACTGGACAAGTCGAAGAGCCGAACTCTATGGCGCGAATTGGTCGATGGCCTTTCCCGAGGCGACGCCAATGCAGCATGGGCAGAGTATTCGGTGGTTATGGATGGTCTGGAGAAATCCAAATCCCTTGGCTACCTCCCACCTGACGTCAAGGTCGCGCAGGGGCTGATCACTCGCAACGACCTTCACAAAGCAATGGACGAGGTGCCCAGTGAATACGCCGCAGAACTCATCGACCAACTTATGCGTGAAAGCATTCGCAGAGCCTATCTCGGGCTCATCGACTTTAATGATCAGATATACATGCCCGCACTGTTCGGAGGAGCATTCACAAAGTATCCTCGGATCATGGTTGATGAATATCAAGACCAATCCCCGGTTAATCATGCTCTGCTGGCACGACTCGTCACTGGGCGTCTCATTGGAGTCGGCGATCCCTTCCAAAACATCTACGGATTCCGTGGAGCTAAGGCTGGAGGGATGTCTAGTGCTGTAGAGCACTATGCAATGACCGAACTCCCACTCAGCGTCAGCTTCCGTTGCCCTCAAGCGATCGTCGAAGCCGCACGCTGGCGCGTACCCGACTTCAAATGGCTCAAGCCCGGAGGCACTGTCTCCGACCACACGGAGCGCTTCCATGCAGTCGACATTGTGGACGATGCTGCTATCATCTGTCGTAATAACGCACCTCTACTCCGTATGGCCTTCAAGCTTATCAGCGCGGGTCGTGGGGTTAGCGTTGTTGGCAGCGAGCTTGGGCCTCGCTTGGTTGCTATTATGAAGAAGCTTGGCACAGACTCCACCTCACGAAAGGACCTGATCGATGCAATCGAATACTGGCGGGAGCAGAAGCTTATGGCTAACTCCAAGTCGGCGAATGACCTTGCTGATTGTATGCGTGTTTTCGCCGACCATGGCACTACTCTTGGCTCTGCTGTGGCGTATGCAGAGCACCTATTCGCGCAAGAGGGCACCATTCGTCTCCTCACAGGACACAAATCCAAGGGCCTCGAGTTTCCCAACGTCTATTGGCTCGACCCACACCTCTGCGACAATCGCGAACAAGACCGTAATCTCGCCTACGTAATCACCACGCGAAGTGAGAATTCGTTGATCACGCTTGACAGCTCTACACTTCTGTGGTAATATGGTAGGACAATGACATGAGGCCCCTCGAATGAGCCAAATTAACTCTCTCCGCGCCTACACCGATTGCCAGAAGCTTTTCGAAGCTGCTCTCGCCGACCCCAAGGGCGCACGCTGCCGCATCGGCACCTACGAATCCTCGATGAACATGCGCACCCGGATGAACTACTTCCGCAAGCTCGATCGCGAAGCGAACGAAGGGACGTACCCCGCGGACCATCCGATGCACGGCACGTCGATCTTCGACCCATACGTCGTGCGCTTGTTGCCCGACGAGGATGGCGAATGGTGGGTCTATGTCCAGCCCCGCGCTCCTGACGACATGGTGATAGAAGGGCTCAGCGAGGTCGGTGACTTGATCGAAATCAATCCCACCGACGTTGAGTCCCATGAAGTGCATCAGCTAGAGGATCACAGCAATGGCAAAACCTAGCCCACTGACTTGGCTCCCTCTCCTCGACCGTGCCCTTGAAACCGAAATTGGCATTGGCTTCAAGGTCGGCGGCATCGAGCGCACCTACTTCCGCAACACCCTATACGAAGCCCGCAAGGCTTGTGCCACCCCCGAGCGCTACGCTAACCTCGTCATGTTCCTCCCCGGCGGGGATTACACCGACGAAGTCTGGATTTGCAACAAGGAAGTGGAGCTTGATGATGCCAGTCCGACCTGATGATGTTTTGCGCAAGGTGACGCTCAATCTCTATGAAGCCGACGTTCAGTGGTTCGAACGTGAATATGGCCATGGATGGTCTGAACGCCTGCGCCAACACATTCACAGCGAAGTAATTCAACGCCGCAGCCCGGTCCGACGCCGGATATTAGGAGACTTATTCGATGAGTAACGATCTCTTAGACGCCCTCGCCAAGCCCCCGCCACCACCTTCCGAACTCGACGAACTAATGAACCGTAACCCCTTGGACCTAATCCGCGAGGGCGAAGCCGCCTATCGTGCGTGGACTGACAAGGTCGTCGCTATTCAACGTGCCAGCCGCGCCAAGCGTGAAGCTGCGCCTAAGGGCCGTGGCAAGCGCACCGACCTCAGTGAGCACGACAACTCCAAGCCGATTGACCTCGCAGCCCTTGGCCTCGTCAAGACCGCACCGGCGACGCCTCCTAAGCCCCAAGTCGGCTTCAGGAGAATGTGATGAACATCCTCCCGACTCACCTCACCTCGGAGGAAGTAAAATCCTGCTTCCTCTCCGGCACCAGCATCCAATACGCATGGGACAGCACCAGCCTAGGCTATCTCAAAACCTGCCCACGCATGTACCAATACATCATGATAGAAGGATGGGGTTCCCGCGATGAATCGATCCACCTCCGCTTCGGTATCGAATACCATACAGCACTACAGGACTACGCAGTTGCGCGCGCTAGAGGCACGGCGCATGAGGATGCACTGCATGAAACTATTCGCCTGTTGCATGGCCGGGTCTTTGATTGGCTTCCTGATCGTAATAGCCGCGCAGGGAAGTATAAGAACCGAGAGACTATCGTCGGCTTGGTCATCGACTACCTCGACCACTTCGTCGACGATCCCGCCGAAACCTTCATCCTCGAAGATGGACGCCCTGCGGTTGAATTGAGCTTCAGGTTTGAGCTTGATTGGGGGCCACAATACGAGAACCAAGGTAAGGTTATGCAACCCTACCTCCTCTCAGGTCACCTCGACCGTGTCGTCAACTTCGCCGACTCCTTGTACGTCATGGACCGCAAGACCAGCTTGTCGACGCTGAGCAGCTACTACTTCAACCAATGGTCCCCCAGCAACCAGATGACCCTTTACACCCTTGCCGGGAAGATCATGCTCAACTCACCGATCAAGGGAGTGATCATTGATGCAGCGCAAGTCCTCCTCGAACAGCCAAACTCTTTCCAACGAGGGTTCACATACCGAACTGACGATCAACTTGACGAGTGGCTCGTTGACCTCCGATATTGGCTCCATAATGCTGAGACTTACGCAACTAATGGCTACTGGCCACAAAATGATACGAGTTGTGATAAGTTCGGAGGGTGCAAGTTCCGTGAAGTCTGTTCCCGATCGCCGCAAGTCCGTGAGCAATACCTGAAAGCAACCTTCGACAAATTGGAGCCAGATGAACGATGGAACCCACTCCGAAGCAGATGAGAGCCGTGATCCCCATCCTCAAGGGCCACGTGATCGACCGAAGCGACCGCGGCTTCACCATCCAATTCGGCGGCTTCCGTGTTGTGATCGAAGCCAACATGACCGCCCTCGACCTTCGCGATGGCGACATCCTCACCGCGTACACTGAAGTCCTACTCAAACCCCCGACAGCGAGCAACTGATGACCAAGATGTCCAACCACCAATCCAACGAATATACCAAGCTACTCTTGATCGGCGAAGCCATGAGCGGCAAGACCGGCTCCCTCGTCAGCTTGCTGAAGGCCGGCTACAAACTCCGCATCCAAGACTACGACAACAAGCTGGACGTGCTCAAGTACTACGCCCAGCATGAGTGTCCCGAGTTCCTCGACAACGTGGAATACGTCTCGCTCCGTGACAAGCGCAAGACCACACCCATCGGCAGCGTGATCGATGGCAAGCCCCGCGCATTCGTTGACGGCATGAAACTCCTCGACAATTGGAAGTACACCAATGATGACGGAAGTGAAGTTGATCTTGGAAAGCCCTCCGAGTGGGGACGTGACGTCATTCTCGTTATCGACTCACTGTCCCGCCTGTGCGACGCCGCTTTCGATTTCCGTGAACCCCTCGTTCCAGTCGGGAAGAGCGGGGAACGCGACATGCGAGCGGTGTATGGCGACGCACAAGACGCTGTTGAGATGCTTCTTGCAACTCTCACGTCTAAGACCTTCGCCACCAATGTCATCGTCATCGCCCATATCACCTACCAAGATCAGCCTGATGGAAGCACTAAAGGTTTC